CCTTTCCGAAAAGCCATGGATGACTCAAGGCATAGTTTCGATCACCATCATTCCATCGGCGTTTCTGGTGAACATCTCGTCGTGGCCTAGCGCCACCATTGCCGGGGTCAGTGTCAAGCGCCCCAACCGTGACTCAAAGATGCAGACCGTGAAGGAAAAGTCTTTCACCACCGGCCTACGAAACACCGTCTTGAATCTACTTCCCGACCGGTACCGGCATTTGCGGAAGTTGCTCACGTTCCCCTACTTGGCTATCGAGGTCAGTAGCTATTCCAATGAACCGGTGATCCTAAAACCTGAGCTATGGAGGGATGATAACGGCGAGTTCGGGATCAAGGTTCACATGGCACCGCCGTCGCCACGTACCGCTATTTATCCAATCAAGTACAACAGCCGGGAAAAATCGCTCACCGATGAATCTGGTGAGTTCCTGAATAACTCGGTGTACATTGCCAATTTCCCTCAGTTCTCGGTGGTGAACAACGGCTACATTTCCATGATCGCTTCACAGGCCCACGGGATCGCGCAATCTTACCGTTCCGCTGATTGGTCACAGAACAAAGCGATTCAGGGCGCTAACACCTCCTACGATCAGGCCACCAGTGGCATGAACCTAGCCGAGGAAATGCGCAACATCACGCTAGACACTCAGGCCGCGAACGCGAACCTAGCGAACCAGACGCGGGGGATGCGCGCCGGGGTGAACATGATCGGCAGTGCCGCTAATGGTGTCGTGCGCGGCGGCGCGGTGGGTGCCATTGGCGGGATGCTCACCGAAGCGGCAGGCGCGGCGATTGACATTAATCAGAACACCCAAGCGGCGAACATTTCCATGAAAAACACGTCGCGTAGCGCTGATGCGTCAATCTCCAACATGGCTTTCCAGCGTGACACTAACCTTGATTACGCGAAGTTCGCGGCACGCGGTGATTACCAGAATCAGATTAGCGCGATTCAGGCGCGCGTGCAGGACGCGAAACTCACTCAGCCGAGCGCTAGCGGCACCGTGGGCGGGGATGCTTTCAACCTGACCCAATACAAGATGGGTGTTGATGTGAAACTGAAAATGCCGCCCCGTGGTGCCATTGAAGCGGTGTGTGAGTATTGGTTGCGTTACGGGTACGCGATTAACCGTTACATGGTGCCGCCTGAGAATCTGATGTGCATGACCCGCTTCACGTATTGGAAGATGAAGGAAACCTATATCACTGATGCGCGGTGCCCGGAGCCGATCAAACAGGCGATACGGGGTATTATGGAAAGCGGGGTGACCGTGTTCAAGAATCCTGATGATATTGGCACGGTTGATCCCGGCGAAAATTTGTGGATCACCAAGGACTATTTCAAGGCGGTGGCGTGGTAAATGGCACGTAGCAGACGGAACAAGGGCAAGGGGCCGTTGTCCAACAGCAGGTATTCATGGGGGAGTGGGGAGTTTTACCATAACCCAGCAACCACTCAAGTGCAGATGGTTGAGAACATTTACATTCGCCGGTTCGCTGAAATGTCGGTGAACAGTTATAAGTGGCTGAATCTACCTGATGAGATTGATGAGCGCTATCTTGAGATGAACGTGTTCCGGCGGGGTCTTGCCGTGTTCTTCCATGACGATGAGCTGGGCAAGTACATGTGTCTGCCCGGTAGTGGGCATGGTTTTCTTGATTGGCAAGATAACCCGGTGCGCTTCAACGTGGTGGGCAATCAGTTGTACAATAAGACGCTTGATGCTGATGACGTGGTGCCGATCTGGGCGAACCGTACCCGCGTTCCGAACTATGACATTTTGTTGTGGTACGCGCGCCGGTTGGCCGAGGTCGAAACCACCGTGGACATTAACGTGAAATCCGCGCGCCTGACCCGCATTCTTGCCGCGAGCGAGAACATGCGCCTATCAGTGACCAACATGATGCGGCAGATTGATCAGGGCAACCCGACCGTCTTTGTCGAACCGGACATGACAGAATCCGACGTGCTGAGTGTGCTGGACATGGGTGCTAACCCCGAGCACATTATCAGTGTGCAGATGGTGAAAAACCGGATCATGAATGATGCCATGGCCTTTTTGGGTATCAACACTTCCAACACTGACAAGCGGGAACGCATGAACAGTGATGAAGTGAACGCCGATGAAGAACAAGTCCGATTGAACCGGAACATCGGAATCAACGCACGCCAAGAAGCCGCAGAGAAGATCAATAAGAAATGGGGTCTAAACATTTCTGTAGACTGGGATGACGCAATTTTCCGAGATAGTGGTGTAGAGAACGGGGAGGACGAGGGCAATGGCAGAGTTCACGATGACGCTAGCGGAGATTCGGGAGAGTGACCCCACCGAAACATTCGGGTTAGGGGATTACCCGATCTTTGATGAGTTGTACCGGGAGGATTTGAACCGTAAGATCGTGGATCATTTCTGGAATCGGGAGATCGGGCAAGAGACGCTTTCGATGTTTCGGTTGGCTATGCGTCGGCATATGAATGAGCAAATGCCACTGTTCAATCAACTCTATAAATCCGAGTTGTTGAAGATCGACCCGCTGAACACGGTGAACATTACCACCGAGAACGAGTCGGAAAACACCGGGCGCACCGAGTCCAGTGAAACCAATGAAGCTAAAACGAAGGTCGGCACCGCGAGCCGATCCGTTGCCAGCGATACACCCCAATCAATGTTGGCTGATGACGGCGACTATGCCAGTAGCGCCAATGACACCACCGGACAGACGCTCACCGATCAAGACGGCACCGGGCGCGCCACCAGCGAGAGTGACAGCACGGGCAAGACAAAGAACGTGACCACCGGGTATAGTGGACAGCAAGCACAGTTATTGATGCTGTACCGTGAGACGTTCTTGAACGTTGATATGGACGTGATCAACAGCATTGAACAAAACGGGCTCTTTATGAAGATATGGAGCACCGGAGAAGAATACTTTAGAAACGAGTCCAGCTATGGCAATTACCCCCTTTACCGGTTCCCTTGGCACTAAGCCGCTCACTCAGATCACCCCGTTCACCTACCGGGATGGATTGACGTTTCTTCAAATCCTGAATGAATTTGAGAAGTGGCTCAATCGGATCGGCATTGATCTAAATGAGCAACTTTTATCTTACTTGAAGGACATTCAAGCCACTAAGGACAAGTGGGAAGAGCTCTTCAATCAGTTCATCGAAGATGTGACGATCAACCTTGAAGGTTTGAATGATCAGGCGACCGCTAATCTTGTGCGCAATGGCGCGTCAAAGCTACGCGGCGCGTTGAACGAGACGTTCGCCGCCAAAACCACCCAAACAACCGTTGAATCTGGACGGCTTTCGGATGCCAAGCTCAAGGAAACTTTCGTGGGCGTCAATGCGCTGGTACGTGATGTGCGCGACTGGGGCGCGAAACCGAGTCGCACCATTTCCTATCATGAGCAAATCAATGCCGCCCTACGCGGGGGCAATTGTTCTGTATATTTCCCCGAGGGCGAGTGGCTGATTCAGGGCACTCTACGGCTGTATAAGAACACCGAAGTGGTGCTTCATCCGAACGCGGTGCTGTTGAATGACAACCCGGAAACGGAATATGTTTTCATTAACGGTGAGTTGAACAATCGGAACTATGCGCGTGCTTATGCTGGTGATGGTAATATCAGCATTAGCGGCGGCACCATTGATAACTCGCCTAAGGCGAATAAGTCCGTTTATGTTTCGGCAATGGCGTTCGCTCATGCTGAAAATATTCATGTGTCAAGCATGACCGTGAAGAACAATTACCGTTCACACTTCATGGAATTCAACTCTATCCGACATGGGTCAATCACCAATTGCCGGTTTATTAACTTGAACCCGGATGGAATGACCAACCGTGAAGCGATCAATATTGACTACGCTTACGAGACGGGCTTTCCGGCGTTTGGCGCATACGATAACACCCCTTGCGAAGATATTACGGTGTCGGGGTGTGAATTTGTTGATGTTAATGATGGTGTTGGTTCTCACGCGTGGGCTGAATCCCTTGATCGTTCTGTGCAACACAAGAATATCAAGGTCATTAACAACACGTTCCGCAATTTGAGTGGCACCGCAGTACATACTAACAACTGGATCGAGTCGGAGATCAGCGGTAACACGATGAAGAACATCGACTACCGGGGCATTTACCTGCAGCGCGCGTTCCGTTGCCTTGTGGTGAATAATAAGATCATTGACTCGGGGATGATTAGTAGCGGTGTGGAAACCGTCGTCTTTCTGGGGTCGGGGTCGAGTGACAATTTCCTCAGTTCAAACACGATCTTCAATCTCACCCCTAACATGTATCATTCCCCGTACCGGATCAATGACGGCACCGGGAATATCATCGACACATCGGGGGCGGCAGTTGGCACTAACGGCACCACCGTGGGCAACATTCCCCCGCTAAATACCGTCGATGGTTCGACCCGTTACCGACTGGAAAATAATCAGTCGGTAAAAATTCCCGTCAATGGCCAATCCAAGCAGGGCCTGACTGCCGTCTCTTGCCAGTCGGCCGCGTCAAACAGTATCCGAGGTATCTACTGGATACGGTGCGACGCTAACCCGGCCATTGCCACGGCGGCGCAAGTTACCGCTGACAGTGTGGATACCACCACCGGGGCACTAACAGGCACTACCGGGGCGGCGGGTAAGAATACGTTATCGGCGGGGAATGACGGTAGTATCTACATTGAGAACCGTTCAGGTGACCCGAAGTTCTATGACGTGCGGTTCATTACCCTCTAGGAGCTGTTTTGACACAAGTAATCTTTGCCCCCGGCATTGATACACGTTACGGTGTGCGGTACGCGTTTGCCACCGTGCAAGCGCGTGCCGCGCGCCGTCGCGTGGACGGTGATGTGTTGGTGTTCCGTACCGCTCTCACTGAGCAGATCAACGCGGAAGAAAAAGGCGTGGAGCTGAAAGCTACCGGGCCGGGTGAAGCGTGGATTATCACGGTGAGTGAGCAATCAGGTGATAAGGTGTCAGGTTATTACAAGGTGCCTGATGTTGAGTCCGTTTATTTTCATGAGCTCACCGAAGTTGATCCTGAATCTTTGGAGCCTGATGGGACACCGGAGCCGGAATGGTGGGCCATGGCGCGTTCTACCGTGAACAGCGGGAGCGTGAACGTTGAGGGTGATCTGGTGCTCAAGCGCACCGATGGTAAAACCGTGAACGCGGGGCGTGTCAAGGGGGAGCCGGGGAGGGACGGCGCCCCCGGGCGCGCTGGAACGCCCGGTCGGGATGGTGTAGATGGTAAGGACGGCGCGCCCGGTAAAGACGCTGTTTTGCTATCAGGTGACCCATATAAATATGTTATTGATCAGTCGGCAGGTCGCGTAGTTCGCGTTTGGGACTATCTGAACAATCGTGAGCAACTGATCTACGGGGACACCGGGAAACGAGTAATAACTCATCCATTGGTCGCATCTGGGAACATCTTTCTTTTACGGCAGAACAATACAGTGAACCTTATAGGTGAAGCTCTAAAAATCAACGGGTCGGGCACAGTCAATGTCCTTGGGCTAATACCTTCCGGCTTTCTTCCACGCGGTACGGTTTTTGGTTCACCTAGGGTTTTCTGGTCCACTGACACGAACAATGCATATCGAATCACATTCCAGGGGACACTAGCTGTTTCCTCAGTTTCGAGTTCAACTCAGATAAATATTTCGGAAACATGGATCACTAACGATCCGTGGCCGGCCACCTTACCGGGAGTAGCAGCATGAAACACGAGCTAGACGAATCCGGACAGCCGTTGCATGTCGATATCGATCCGTTCATCCCCACCGGCATTTGCGCTATCTGCGCGGGGGTGGAGCAAGAGACCGAGCCACCGGAGGATAGGTAATGGCGTGGGATGAAGCCGCCGAGAACATGGCGGTGAACGTGATTGCCAAGGTGGAGGGTAGCGGCGCGTGGGATGCAATCAACTACAACGACCCAATCACACTGGGGCTAATGCAGTGGTTCGGAACGCGCGCCGCTAACCTGCTGAACCTGATCAAGGATCAAAACGCGAGCGCTTACGCGGGGATCGCGGCGAGCGTCCGCAACGATGTTGCCGCGCACTCTAAGGATAGCCGCTGGTGGACTACCCGCTATCTCACCCGCGCTGAGGGCGCGACGATTAAACCGGCGTTGCGCGCGTCGAAAGACATTCAGGGCAACCTTGTGAAGTCCGATGTGATTGATTACAAGGCGGCGGCGCAACGTATCGGCTTGAACCCGGACACTAACACCAATACGGTGATTTTCTGGATGTGCATGTATCACCAGACCCCGGCGCGCGCGATTAATCTGATGAAGCGCATCGGTATGGGATCGAGTCTTGAACGCACTTACCGGGCGTGCCTGAATGAAACAGTGTTTGGGCGCTATAAGTCGCGCTACACCCAAGCCTACAACTATATCAAGTCCGGTAACCCGCCTGAGATTATTGATCTGAACGATGATGATGCGGAAGGCGGCGACGACGCTACCGGGGGTGTGACACCGCCTGACAGCAATGGGCAAGATAGCATCTTTGACCAGGTTCAGGAGGGCATCAAGCGCGTTGAAGTGGTGGGGGATCAGATCGTGATCCACACCACCGATAAGGGGATGCTCACCGGCGTTCCCAACGGGTCAGGGCAATTCCTGCTCAAGGTCAGCAAGCGCGGTGAAGTGGTGCCAGATGCGACACCGGAGCCGGAAGAATCCGATCAGACCGAAGGCCCGGCGAACCCTGATCTTCCCGCTAACGAGGGTCAGCAAAAGATCGTGAAGTTCATGTATGACCGGCGCGGGAAATACGCTTACAGTCAAGGGCCGGGGCGGCTCAAGCCTGATCAAGCGGGGTACACCGATTGTAGTGCCCTGACCCGGTTCGCGTACCTTTCAGTCACGGGCAAGGATATTGGAACGTATACGGATGCGCAGGTGACCAATAAGAACACGTATATTGTGGCGCAGGGTAGCTATGGTTCTGCGCTGGACGTGTCCAAACTTCGCCCGGGTGATCTGGTGATCACCGCTAGCAAATATACGGCGGCTAATCGGTTGGCTAGTCACGTGGAAATTTTCGTGGATGCCAACACCACTATTGGGCATGGTGGGCCGGGGCGAGGGCCGATTACTAAACCATTTTTGCCGCTTTTGACTGTGAAGAAACGTTGGTGGATCAAACGTCTCAAAGGTTGGTAGAATGGTGTCATGAAAACCGATTTACCCTACTACAACTATAGCCGTCTGCTCTCCTACAACGGGGTTTATAACTTCGCTGTAGGGGGGCGCGGCATCGGCAAGACTTACGGTGCCAAGAAAATGTTGATCCGCAACTATATCCGCAAAGGCGAACAGTTCGTTTTCCTACGCCGATATGAAGATGAGCTAACGGCGGCAAAGTCCACGTTTGCTAATGACGTGATGCGTGAGTTCCCGAAGGAAAAGTTTCGGGTCAAGGGCAATCAGTTTGAAATGGTCACCGCGACCACTGGGGGAGAGGTCAATGAAAAGACAGGCAAGCCCTCCCCCGTGGTGGAGGAATGGTCTATCGTTGGTTATTTTCTGGTGCTCTCCAAGGCGCAGGATTATAAGGGTACGTCTTTCCCGCGTGTCACCACGATGATTTTCGATGAATTCATTATCGAAAAAGGTTTCAAGCGTTACCTACCGGATGAGCACATTGTTTTCAATAACCTTTATTCCACTATTGACCGTAACACTAACCGCGTTCGCGTGTTTTTTCTTGCCAACTCGGTAAGTATTAATAACCCGTATTTCGATGAGTACGAAATCAGGCCCGATCAGTTGCCCGAAATATCATCGCATTTTCCGGTGTATGATCATAAAACGGGTAACACTATCCCGTTTATTGTGGTGCATTTCATTGAGTCAAAGAAATTTACTGATGCAGTATATAAAACTGTTTTCGGACAATTCATTGCTAACACCGATTACGCGAAATACGCTATCGAAAACCAATTCAGTGACGCACACGATGAGCTAGTTGAAGGTAAATGCCCATGTGCAACCTATAAATTCACGTTAGAAACCCCGCGTCTAACATTCAGTGTTTGGCATTGCCGCGATCATATGAGACACTTTATCTTAAGATCACGACCCAAGAAGGAATTGATGTTCACCATCATTCCCGAAAACATGGCGGCGGATAAGACATTGATGAAACTCAATGACAAGCCACTCAAACTACTCAGGAGCGCATTTAGCAATGCAAGAGTCTACTTCGACCAACCCAGAACCCGAAACGCCTTTGTCTCCGTCCTCCGAGACTAAACGCACCATCGGCCCCGTGACCACCACCAGCGCCGGGAGCGGGGGAGTGGCCGGTGCCATTACCCTACTCATCGTGTGGGTGCTCTCCATGCGCGGCGTGGACATTCCCCCGGAAGTCGCCAGCGGGATCACCGTTCTCGTCGGATTCATCGGCGGGATCATCGGTGGTTGGGTGGTCAAGCCGGGCACCGGAAAGCGGCGGGCATGACCGACACCGAAAATCAGGCAATGGCTGTCACAGTCGGCCAGATCAAAACATCGGTAGACTATATCAAGGAATCCACCGAGCGCCGTTTGACCAACACCGAACAATTTCAACTCTCGGTTCAATCTACCCTCAACGATCATGAATCACGCATCGGGAAGATTGAAACGAGCATGAAAACCAGTTTCACATGGTTGGGTGTGATCCTGACAGTGGTCACAATCCTGACCAACGTCATCATGAAACTACTCCCATAGGCAAGGCCCGGTAACACTGTTACCGGGCCTTATCTTTACACCACTTTCACGATGCGACGTTTCGGGAGTCTCACCCACGCTTGAGCACCATCGCTGACCCATTCAACGAGTAGCTTACATGACGTATTCAGCGGAAAGTTTCTGATCACTTTGACCTGTCCTGCGGCGAACATGAACACGTCACCGGGGCGTAAGTCTCTTACATCTTTGGTATCCATGCTTACAGTCTAGCAGAAAATAATTATTTGTATAGGCTTGACAAGCGTGGTGAACATGAGTAAAGTTATTGGCATGAAGCGGATAGACCCATATACGGTTATACTCACATGTGTTTCACTAACCTTGATCATTACCATGTTTAGACTTGCTCAAGAGTTCAGTTGGATCACACTGACAATATTGGTTCTAGGCATCATTGTTGCCACGAACCTGATCTTCCAGATGAGAGGGGATGAATGATGTATCAAGCAATCCGATCCGACATGATCTTCAAAGGCGACAAATTCAGGCTAGAAGGCCAACGAATCATCTTCACCGCCCAAGAAGAACCAACCATCACCGGCCCCACCGGCCAAGAAATCGTCTCACTACGCGTCCGCATGACCGGCAACAAATACCGGCAACTACGACTCAAATACGGAACCATCGTGTACGTCTGGAACGATGGAGAGCGGTAATGGAAGCCCTTGGAATTCTCATCGGCCTTGCAGGATGCATTTTCGTGGCGTGGGGTGTCGCCGGAATGATCCTAGCAATCATCGACAAGCTCAACGATAACGAGGAATCATGACAGACTATTTTATTCTCTGGTGCATCCTCACCGGAGCCATGACAGGATGGGCAATACTCGCCTACATCAAAGACGAAAGGAAATACTAATGGAATGCCCAATCATTTGCGAAAAATGCAAAGACATAATGGTTCAAGAAGTCAAAAGAGCGGTTGCAGAAACAAAACAAGCAATCATGCAGAACGAAACAATCATTGCAATGGCGTTCAAGCTTATGGAGCGCAGCAACTACACATTCGATGATGCTTGCCAAGCAATCCGCGAGGAAATGAACAAATGAGCGCACCAAAAGAACCAAAGAAACCATGGGAAATGTACTACGTCACCCCGTGCTGTGGATGGTCAATGTACGCCGCAAATGCAGAATACTACATCTGCAAGAATTGCAGTGAAGCATGGCTTTTCCAAGATCTTATTCTAGGAGGATACAATTGAATGAAAACATTGTCATCGGCATAGGTGTCACACTACTTGCCGCCGGAGTCGGATTCGGAATGAACGGACACTACCTCATAGCAACCATTCTAGCCGTAGCAGCAGTTGGTACAATTCTAGCAGGAGCGGCAACAATTGAATGAAATAAACATTCTCTGCTCATGCGGAACAGAAGCAGAAATGCAATTCTTCCACATTGCGAAAGCGGAATGTGTTGGATGCGGAAAACAATTCACGATTGAGGTTAAAGAGTGAAAAACAATTCAAGTGCATTTGGTATTTACGTTTCACCGTATTGCGGTGTCGCGCTCTACGCGGTCACCTCTTACAGGCACCAGTGCAAGGACTGTGGACGGCGCTACGACTTCAAGGAACTAATCAAGGTAGGATAACCCCACCACCCACACACCAGCCCCTGAGAAACGCTCTCAGGGGCTTTTGTGTTACCCATTGTAGCAGGTCACTGATATAGGGTGCGTG